GTTAAAGTAATAGCAATGACCGATGTATCTACTAAGTAGTTAGACCCACTCGCTGCGGCTGTATTGGCACCTATTGCGGTGTATTTAATAGCAGCGTCAAACCAGTAAGGACTTGTCCCGTCATTGCTCAGTAGCTTGCCTATCGTGGTCGCATCAGGTATCGGAACCCCCACAGCCCCTCTAGCAAGAACGCCCAGATTGAGCGCCGTCAAATCATCGGCAACAGAGGCCCCAGAGGTATAGTCAACCAGCGCAATGTAGGTGGACAAGTCATCGCTAACCAAGTCATCTTTTAGGTACGCAGTAGCGGTTGTCCAAGCGCCCCGTGAGCGAATACCACTGTTGAACTTCTGCCACTTACTTGCTGCGAGATCGGTAGCAAAAACAGAGGAAGTATTTGCGAGTACGCATGAATAAGTGTTACCTCCGTAGACAACAATATCAAACGGTAAGTATGCAGTAGCCGCTGTCCAATTCCCCCGCGGGCGTAAGCCAGAAACAAATATTGACCACTTGTCCGCAGCTAAATCCGTAGCAAATACATCAGAAGTATTCTGTATTTGGCAGGCATATATATTCGCGCCGTATTGCACAAGATCGTTTACATAGTACAAAGTGGCAGTGCCCCACACCCCACGGTTTACAAACGCGGAAATAAATGGCTGCCAATAGGACGTATTTGTAGGAATATTACCTGTTGTATTAGCAGTGGCTATGTATAAATTTGCACCATAAGCAACGATGTTGTTGGGGACATACGCCGTACCGCTGTTGTAAACGCCTTCTGCAGAAATACCTTGGACAAACGAGTCCCAATAAACGGTATTTGTAGGTAAGTTGTTATTAGTAGTCTGCTTGGCAATATACGCCGACGGGCCATATGTAACTACGTCGTTAGCTTGATATGTGGTAGACCCGACATACACGCCTTCGTACTGAATGCCTTCAACAAACTGCGACCAAACCAAGGGAAACAGGTCGGGCTGCTTGTTGATGTTGTCGGACAAAGAGACATACACAGTAGATCCGTAAGCAACGGCGTCGCCAATAAAGTACTGAGTAGAAGAATTCCAAACACCAACGAAGTTGATGCCCTCAATCATTAACGCCCAATAAGTTGTGTCTATGGGCACGTTGCCAATATCTGCCACAATATTAATGTAGACGTATACGTTGCCGCCATAGCGCACAACGTCGTTAATTTCATACTGGGTAGAGGCATTATAATCCCCCGCCCAGTAGAACCGAAGCTTACCAAGATCGACAACTGTAGTCATATGAACACCATTTCCAAATGGCCCTTAGTTCCCCATCGGAACTGATAAGTACCGGTTGACCAAATCCAATTTACGTACTGATTAGGGGCTAAAATATATTCCGGTTGGGGTAAATTAACCGTAGAACCATCGTTAATAATGTCTACGTTTAAATCCCCAGTAGCTTGAATAAATTTAAAACCATAAAAAGTTTTATCTGCTAAATCGGTTCCTGTATGAAATCCAGCCATTACACGCTCTCCAATACGGAAACAAGAATATCAAAACCGTTGGCAACCGCCGTAGAAGCCTGAAGCAAATCCCCGGTTTCAAGGACAATTTTATTGCCCCGCATAAGCTCTTCGGTCTGGCCCGGTCCGACACGATATTGTTGAAGAATCATTGTGTTATTTGAACTTCTTCTGTGCCAAATGTCAATGGGCAACTCTGAGGCGTAGATATTTGCTGCACTTAGGCCGATGACCACCGTCCCCCCCACTGCCATATGAATGGTGGTAGCGGCTGAACCAAGATTTCTTGTTGCAGTGCTTTTAAACGACGCCATGTCTTACCCTAACGCTATCGCATAAATAATTGCTGACCCAGCGGGGTCATACACTAACGACCCATCCGGGTTGTTGTAAACTGCGCGTTCCGCTGGAAGAGTACAAAATATTTCTTTTGTGCCAGTAGAAAAATTAACTAACGCGGTTCCACTAGAACTCGACAAAACTATATCCCGGGTAAAGTTCGGCCCAACATAAGTTCCAATCCCGACTTCCCACTCATCTGCGCTGTCTAGTGCAATAGTGTAGTACGTAGAGTTGTTAGCTCCTATACCTGCTGCAAAAGTTTGGCACCCGTTAAACGCGCCAGAAAGCGTAACATCCCCCGTACCTACAGAGGTTGTCGCTTCCCGTACACGATCCGCTGTGACAAACGCCATAATTACACCAGTCTAATAACCGCAGTTGACGCTGTTGCTGCCGGAAATATAACCGTAAAATCACCACTTGTGGAGGTTTTATTAGACCCAAAATCAAATACTGTTATCGCTTTATTTGCGTTGGTGGAGTTATAAATTAAACATCCCCGAGCCGTAAGCGTTACGCTAGGGAACGTTAAATTAGTAAAACTTAAAAACGCGGTTGCAGTAGCTAGAGACACTCCAAGACTAGTTAAAGCCCCCCCACCCGTTGGGTAGTTTGTACCGGATGAAGATACTTCGCCAGAAGTGGTGTACACCGTAGTATTTGCGGCGATAGTTGCAGTGTCTTCGTATAACGCAAGGTAGAAAGTATCCCCAGTACCAGCGTCAAAATTATGCTGCGCCTGAAATAATTGTTGCTTAAAAGTGTCGCAAATATCTTGTGTAATAGCCATACTAAACTCCAATAATTGTTGCTAGTTCTGGATGCCCGGCATTCTTGAGGATATTTGCAACTGTTGTCCTATCAGATTGAACAGCTTCTTTCATATAGAAAGCAATAATCTCTCTGATGTGCTCTTTAAAAGCAACTGCTTGTTCGCGTAAAACCGGGTGAACATTTTCCCCAACATACAAAATACGCGCTACCGCTGCATCCGTTAGTTCATCCGCCGTATGCCCACGATTTGAGTTAGTACGTACTTGTAATTGCCCTAATTGTGCTTGTGCCGTTATTTGCATGTCTTAACTTTCAAAATCTAAGTAACGCTGTGTTTGACGTGTTTGCAGGCATAGTGACAGTATTGGTAACAGAAGTAAATATTTTATCTGCCCCAAAATCTAACACCGCTACAGACTTATTACTCTTAGACGTATTATAAATAAGCGCCCCACGAGCGGTAACGTTCGCCCCCGGCCAAGACACATTGTTAAAGTTTACATACACGACCCCATTAATAAAGTCTGTGTTTATAGTTACCCCAGTAATTTCCGCCCCACCGGCACTATACCCAGCGCCTGACGTCTCGTTTAAGGAAGTGTAATTAGTAGTGGCAGCGCCAACCGTAGCCGTACCTGTATACAACGCCATATATAGCGTATCTGTTAGCAAGTCCTGCTCGGCTTGAAGCATATCTTGTTTAAAACTAATCGTTAGTCCTTGTTGTATCACGGACTCACCTTAATCTTAGCTTGCCCATCACGGTACGCGTCGCCGCGCTCAAGTCCTGTACCCAAACGGTTCAACTGGGCTACGGCGTCTTGGAATTTCTTTTCGTAGTACGCCATCATATCTTGCTCGCCCTTCATGAAGATATAAGCTTCCACCAGCGTACCATAGAGTAGCGCAGGATCGTAGTTATCGCCAAGCCATGTGCGGCCATCTGCGGCTACGGTTATAGATTCAGGGTAATAAAAATAATGTAGTTCTATTTCGTACGCTGCGTCTGGGGTTGGCCCCAGAATAAAACTAAGCTCGTCTGTAATAGTACTAAACGATACCCTAGGGCCAAACAAAGCGTAGTACTTAGGTAGTCCTACAGTATTTGCGTTGGGGTATGCGCTACGAATAAAGTTTTCATCTTTGTTAAGCAAGTATTCATAGTTACCGGCATTGTCAACCACCGCTAGTGAATACGTTGATAAAAAATCAGAAGGGCAAGATAAGTATTTCAGCCCAACGGAAGTAGAGCCTGTGACATTTTTACGTAACGGTGGCAACTGCACGGAGTTATAAATACGTTCTTCAGCCTGCTTAATGAACGTATCTAGTTGCTCCGCAGAAGAATACACAACCCCGCCTGCCAAATAAGTATCTGGGAAGACGTTTTCTGTGTAGCCTTGGATGGCTGTAACCAACTCTGTATAAGTCACAAACTACTCCTTAAGCCATAGGGCCACGGGCCATCAAACCTTTAGTAGCTGCTCCGGTACCACGAACCTTAATGCCGGTTGTCTTGACATCATTGCGTCCGGGGTCGCCTGCGCTTACACGCTGCACACCTGTGCGAGGGCCAAGTTCTTTAGTTTGCGGGTCAGACCTATCCGTAGCAGGAACCGAAGTATGCGGCTCGGCGTATACAGCCGCTGAACCCACTTCTTTACCCATCAGTTTCTGAGAAAACTTAGCCATTATCGACCTCTTCCGGCGGACTTCTGGTTCATAGCGCGGGCCACATTACGACCATATTTACGCATACTCTCGCCAATTACGCCACCTTTTGCGTACTTGTGCATACGCGTTTCGTGGGATTTGACTTCTTTGTCAGCGATTTTCTTAACTTCTTTCTTGTCCATAACTACTCCTATGTGATTGTCACACTACCCACTACACCTACCGAAGTTAAGTAGTTAGGCGTTAATCCTGCATCCGACCCGCTTGCGCCACCTACCGGCCTCCAACCCCACTGAATTACTCTACTACCTTCGCCCGGGGGCCCTGCATCATACCCATTCGGTAGCTGTAATCCCGTAGTGCCAGAGGAGTAATAGCTATGATCCGGGCGTGGCTCCCGTACAGCTTGAGGGTCGTCCACAGGATACAGACCTAATTTTAACTGTGGGTGGTCAGGGTCCCAACAACTTTTACACACCTTCTTGTTGCTGATATTATTTTTGACCACCAACTTCGTAAGTTCTTTCAACTTAAACCGGAACCCGCATCTATCGCACTCGGCAATAGATTTATATCCGGCAGCAAACCTATTACCCATTATCTAGACCTATACAGTCGGGGCACAAACCGAGACGTAGCTTTCTCCCTATCCTCGCCTGCCGCCAAGTCAAACTGCTCGTCGTACGCTGCCTTCAACATCTGCAACCGTTCCATACCTTCAGGTATCTTCATGGCAATATAGTATGCCAAGCCAGCCGTTAAACACGGTAAAAACCTAAAGCTAATATCTGCAGTCTCTACACCACTACCAGCGTCCTGAACACGGCGCATGCGCCAGTAAACAAACTGATAAGGCGTGGAGCTATCTGGGGTCGGCCAGACCGTTACAGTCGGTGGGTTCGGTACATACACTGAGGTTGTTGCTACATGCGCTGCCGCAGTAGTGTTAGCTTGACCCCGTACACAATTCTCTAAAGCCTGCGTCGAGATGTTCAGGTTGCCGTAATATATAACCTCGTTGTCAATCTGCACAAACCCGGCAGAAGCCAAGTTAAGCACTGACCCAACAGGAATAATCGTAACTGTGCTGTTGATGGTTGAAGGTAATGTAGTCCCAGACGGGGACTTCTCACCTGACATCCTCTGTATCCACACTTGTATCGGCCTAGCTTGCTGTATCTTATTAGGGATAGTGGCGTAAGTAGAAACTGAAATACGGGTTATGTTCAAGTCTGCTTGGGTAGATTCGACGTTAGAGCCAGTACGGATAACGTGCTCCATCAAGTCTACCGTGTCGTACGGCAGGGCATAAGTGTTTACGCCGGGGGTAAGGTTGATCGTACCCTGCTCAATCGTCCACATGTTAATGCCGCGATTGACCCACTCAATAGTCATCAAGTTCATGCTACGACGGGCAGTACGCAGGTCATAGCCAGAGCGCATCTCGCGCCCAGCGCGTTCAAATGCTTCTTCAGCTATCTCAGTAAATTCGAGATTAAATAGCGTTGTGCCCGAGGTAGTCATTACTTTTTCGCCATCCGCATGTTATCAATTAAGTTTGGGTACGGTCTACCAGCAGCTTTAGCCGCAGCTTTCGCTTTGGACTTTTTGGCAGGGCTTAGTTTTTTAGACTTACCAAGATTCTTTGGGCGGGGTGTATCCCATACTTCGCCGCCTTTTTTGTACAGCTTCACAGGCTCGTTACCGTCCCGTTTGACTATAGTCTTAGGCATTTTCTTAGGGTTAATGTCCCCCATACCCCGCGACGCTCTCATATCAGATTTGTTTACCTTTAGTTTTGCCTTTAGAGGCAACACCATCAACAGACTTATGACCCGATGCTAGGCC